ACTTACTGAAGTTAAAAACAATTATATTTCCCAATATCAATATTTGTTGGGTTTGGACAATATAGACCTAACTTTTACCGATGATGCATTAGAACAATTAGCAGAAAATACATTAAAATTAAAAACAGGGGCACGTGGATTACATACTGAAATTGAACGTGTTTTAATGCCACACATGTTTAATACCGGCTATTATAGGCTTAATAACATAACTGAGATAAATATAAATAGAGATTTAATTTTGGAGCCAAAATCACTATTATGATGGGAAAGAAAGTTATCGTTAATGATGGTAACGCAGAAAAAGCATTACGTAAATTCAAAAAAATGATTGCTGAATCTGGGATACTACAAGAGGTTAGGGATAGACAACATTATGTCAAACCCACCACTGAGCGCAAAGTAAAAAAAAGCCAGGCTAAACGTAGATGGGACAAATACTTGCGTGAACAGACTTTGCCTAAGAAGTTATATTGATCCAAAACAGTAGATTTTTTTGCGTGTTTTTTGTAAAATAAATACGTATATCAGATGCCGATGGTCGGGTCTGATAAAGTCATATTTGCTTATAGGAGAAATAAAATGACAAGAGAGTTAACAATCCGTTCCTTGGATATTCCAAGCATTCATAAAATCGCAGTAGGTTTTGATAATCTATTTGATGAATTGAATAGACTAAGTTCAGTACAAACACAGAACTATCCCCCACATAACGTTATCAAACACACTGATGACCGTTTCACTATTGAGGTCGCTGTCGCAGGCTTCAAAGAAGGGGAGGTAGCAATTACATTGGAAAAGAATACATTGACTATTACCGGAGAAAAGGTAATTTCTTTAGATGCTGAACCAATTGAATATGTACATCGTGGAATCAGTTCACGTAGTTTTGTACGTCAATGGCCACTTGCTGAATATGTTGAAGTTATTTCAGCAGAAATAGAAGATGGTATTTTATCAATTGAATTGGAACGTAAAGTTCCTGATGAACAAAAGCCAAAGAGTATTGCAATCAAATATAATAAATAATATAATACACATATACATTAATAATGATGTATATATTTTATAGGTAATTATAATGTCAAAAACAGAAACCATAGTTAAAATCAAACCTAATCTCAGTCTTGCTGAACCACCATTATATAAAATAATTTATATAAATGATGAAGTTACAACAATGGAATTTGTGGTTAGTAGTTTGGTTGATTACTTTAACTACACGGATGATACTGCTGTTAATATAACACATGATATTCATCAAGCAGGTAGTGCGGTTGTTGCTGTATTGCCATACGAGATTGCAGAACAAAAGGGCGTTGAGGTAACACTTGATGCCCGTAGTCATGGCTTTCCGCTTCAAATAAAAATAGAAGCAGAGGCTTAAACCTCTATTCTTTTGGCCCAATAAGGGCTAGTTTTATTTGAACTATTATTAACATAGTGGATACTATCAATATTAGTATCCACTATTTTATTGTAACTTCCATAAATCCAATGTGTTATTTTATGTTCTGAATCAGGATCTAAACATTCTTGTAATTGGAATTCTTCACCTATGTTAGTTGGTAATTCTCCAAAGAACAAATCAAGTCCCGGAACACTATGTGTTACTAATACAATATTTTTTATGTCTAAGTGTAGTTGTAGTTTTTCAACACTAGACCTTAGATATTCAACATCCTCAATGTTTTGAGCATGTTTATATAACTTTTCAATTTCGTCTCCGCTATCAGTACGATTACCAAACCATCCAGTAGCGCCTAATATCGCAACATTATTAATTACAACAACATGTCTTTCTAATAATGCTACTTTCTTTAATGACTTGCATATTTTCCTAATCTCATCATTACGATGTTTATAGAAATGCATTGATTCATATTCCAAAGAACCGGGGATATAAAATACCCCCTGATAGAATTTAGTTAAGTGTAATAAGGTTTGATGAATTACACGAATATCACTACTAATATTTCCTGCAATTATTAAGTAAAGACTAGTGGCTTTATCTTCCCACTCAAATTCATCATCAGGATCTAAATTTAAATCGCTGATTATATCAAACCCTATTTTCATTAAACTGTTTTTTTAGTTGTTTTACGTGGTCTTGCCGGAGCCTTTACTGCTGTTTTGGCTGCAGGTTGTTTTTTAGCAGTTGGGGTTTTTCTGGCTGTAGTTTTCTTTTTCACTGGAGGTACAGCCTTGTTAGGGTTGCGTGTATCAGTAGCCCATTCTGCCTCAGATAATGCATGTAGTCCTACGCAAGAACCACTTTCACTACGTCCGCAACCACACTTTTTTGATTGGGTGGCCTCTACTCTATTCTGAGATCCTTCAACTTTTGGGGTTGTTGAAAAACTGAATAAACGCTTTAAATAATCTAACATTTTAATCTCCTAAAAGTATATTTATGTCTATAAATACATTCCTTAATTTATAATTCCAGAAAGCATAAATAATAGATTATGCGTGAATTCATTAACATTATTAACAACCTATTTGAAGCCAAAGACGAATCCAACGTCTTGAAGAAAACAATCATTGATATGATAAAGGGAACCCAAGAGGGAACTGTACTAAACCAAGTTTTAAAAGTATTACAATCTAGTGGATTGGATTCACGAATTGTGAATGTTGTAGGTACTGACGAGGACGCAACGGGTTTTTTAAAACAAATCACAGATGCTATTATTCAAAGTGATGCCAGCATTGAACAGAAAGATGAATTCTTAAAAAGATTCCCAACAGGAATATTAGATGTGGGTAAATTACTTGGTGGTAAAGCCCAATCATTCTCTGAGTTAGTGGGTCCTGGATTTCCAGCAGAACTTCTTAAAGATTTATCAGTACGATTAACAAGTCATGGTGTAGGACCTGGTGAGGTTGCTTTAGCAATAATGAGTCCGAAAATTAAATGGAGCGGTCGTGTTGAAGGTGGCGGAGATATTATCGCTAACGGAAAACCAATTGAAGTAAAAACTAGTGTTGCATCCGGTGGACGATGGATTAATGCACGTAAAGCAAAAATGAATCTTCCTAAGATTAAAGAAAAATTAGAAGAATACACAGGGGTAGAGGTACCAGATAGATTAAATGTCAATGCCTGGGTTGATGCATATAGACCAATGTTGGATAAGGCTCAGTTAGATGATGTGGTTAATGCTATGGCTGACGGCACATTTAATGCAGTAGATAATTCAGCATATAAACAAGCATTAAAGACAGGTGATGCTAGAGCCATTATTGATGAACATATGCGTACTGGATATGAAAATTATAAAGCATATTCAAAATTTAAAGGCATATTGTTAATGGATGTTCCCACAGAAACAGCACAATACTTTACTAATTATGATAAGATGAAGGACTTAATTAAAGTTGATTCAGTTTATCTATATGCACCGCAAGATGAAATGATGCCTAAAGTTAAATTAGTTGCCGGACAAGTACCAAAAGAAAAAGCCGGATCTAAGAAAGCTGGCGCTGAAACTCCTGCTACTAAAAAAGGTAAAGCATCTGGTTTTGCACAACAAGCCGCATCTATCGCAGGTGGCAGGGCAAAAACAAAAGTAGAACCAAAATCTACAACTGGTGTTGGGCGCACCAAAAGAAAATAAATCTTACCCAAAGTAATTTACAGTAACTAGCATTTTTGATAAAATGATTCTTTGAATAAAGGAATTTCATGCTAGTACCAATCGTCATTGAACAAACAAGTAAGGGTGAACGTAGTTATGATATCTACAGCCGTCTATTACGTGACCGTGTAATTTTACTTGAGGGTGAAGTTAATGACCAAATGGCAAATCTCATAGTTGCCCAATTACTATTTTTAGAATCTGAAGGTGAAAAAGACATTTCAATGTATATCAACTCACCGGGCGGTAGTGTAACTGCTGGTATGGCCATCTATGATTGTATGCAATTCATTGGCCCTGATGTTCATACTATCGTAATGGGTCAGGCATGTAGCATGGGTAGTTTACTTGCACAATCAGGAAGTCCTGGTAAACGTTTCATTCTGCCAAATGCACGACATATGATTCATCAACCATCAGGTGGCGCACGTGGTCAAGCAACAGATATGCTAATTCAGGTTAATGAGATTATGGAAATGAAACGTAATCTTACAAATATCTATGTCCATCATAATTCAAAGGGCAAAACTTTTGAACAACTTATGACTGATATGGAACGTGATAATTATATGAGTGCCCAACAAGCACTTGACTATGGTCTTGTAGACGAAATTATAGCAAAAAGACCATAAAGTACGCATATATTCGTTTCTCTTAGTACAATATAAATACATAGTCTAGGAGAGCGAAATGAGTAAGCGGATACCATTCAATTGGAGCCTACTAACACAAGATATGCTATATAGTATGCTTAACCGTATACAGGGAAAAGTTGTTGGGAAAAAATTACCCGTAGATAAGCTAACTAGTATATTAAGTAAGCATATTAAACAGCACTTACCAGTTAAAGTAATCTCTGAAAGAAATCCAAAAACATTAAAGGATTACGTGTATGTAGGAGGAGCCTATCATAGCACCAGCGATAAAAAGGGTTTTACACGATATATTGAGATATTGTTTAGTTACAATAGTGAACAACAATCTGTAAAACTTAGCCGTTATAAATGGTTAAGAATTTGCGAATTATTTGCTGATACAGTATTACACGAAATCATACATACACGACAATATAGAGCTAGAAATTTTAAGAATATTCCAGGTTACGAGAGTACTGCTTATTATGCCAAAGATCGGAAAGAACAAGAATATTATGGTGATACTGACGAAATGGGAGCCCACTCATTTAATATAGCCTGTGAACTTTACAAAAGATTTGGTGATAATTTCGGAGATGCTAAACGGTATTTAGATTCTAATAATTATAGAAGGCACAAACGAAGTGGTTGGCATCGGTATATGAAAACATTTGACTACGACCATGACCACAAAATCATAAAAATAATGAAAAGAAAAATCCTTAATCAATTACCATATGCTCAATATGGTAAACCATTTAAAACATCAAATTATTTGACTTATTAATAAGGTTATAATTTGATAAATAGAAGTATATAGGAGAATATATGCCGTGGATTCAAAATATATCATTGGGTAATATTAAGCGAGGATTTCATATTGCACCAGGTGAAAATGCAATGCTTATTCAAATAGTTGATTGTGGGGAAGAATTCCCTACACCTAAGTATACATTCAAAGAAGTTCATCAATTTCAATTTTTAGACGTAGAAGAAAACGATGTTGTTGCTGATGAGGCTATGAAATGTAGCCAAGAACAAGCAAATGAATTAGTTGAACTATTACAATCTGCCAAAGACAATAAAATGAATGTTATTGTTCACTGCCATGCAGGTGTATGTCGTAGTGGTGCAGTAGTAGAAGTTGGTATAATAATGGGCTTTGATGATTCCGAAGTATTCCGTAGCCCTAACTTATTAGTCAAGAATCGCATGATGAAGGCATTGAATTTAACTTATGATAATGCGTCCTCTACTACAAATGAAATAACATTAGATTCCGAAACAGTTGTTCCAAAAACTGACGAGAGTGAAGTTTAATATTTGACAGCAAATCGTTTTGGGTTTACAATATAATCTTATTCACATGAGAATTGGAAACTCAAAATGTATAAAAAATTAGCATTAGTCTGTATTCTATTTACAGGTTGTGCTCAATTAGGTAATCGTCAGGCTGTCGCCGATTGCCAATCATTTGGATTTACTACTGGTACGCCAGACTATAAAACCTGCGTACAACGATTGAGTAATAGTAAAGAGCAATTTCCATCTACTATTATATCCTCAGATACATCCTTATTGTACTACAAAAGAACTACAACATGTAATAAAAAAGACGGATTCATGGTCTGTGACATATCATACCACGAATGACCAAAATTTGACAATAAATTATTTCGGGTATATAATATAGTCTTATTCAGTTGATTAAAGGAGTTCACAATGAGTGCAGTTCAATTCAAAGTCTTTGCTGATATGTCCGAGCAAGAAAAACGTCAGGTACGTATGTATGGATGTACCGAAGAACAAATGCGTGAGGCTATAGAACAAAGTATTACTTTTCGTCATTCAGGTCCTGCTATGATGGCGGCTAGCATTATGTCTGATGCACAGGAAATGATTGCGTATGACAACAATGGTTCTTATGATTTTATGGTCATTGAGGATGTACGTCAAGCCCTGAATCGTGCTAAGTGGATCTTGTTTGAGTACTGTGATAAAAGGTAATACTTTTGTTTCATATCCCGAAATTTGACAACAAATAGTTTCGGGTATATAATATAGTCTTATTCAGTTGATTAAAGGAGTTTTTATGTCAGCACTTCAAAAATATATTGAACAACAAAATAGTTGGAATGCAATTTTTAAAGGTAAACAGTTTGAAATTAAAACTGCTGATGGTCGTAAAGTTGTTGCTGAACATATTGATTCCGCACTAAGCCCTGAAAATCTTACCTGTGATGGTGAACTACCTCGTAGTACAGTTCAAGCCCGTTATCGTGCATTGATTGCCGCGGCTAAAGAGTTAATTAAATTAGATCCTAGTGTTGCCCAATATATGTATGAATTTTCTGGAGTATAAAATGAGCAAAATGGCTGATTTGGATTTGGCAATAAAAGAATTGTTGACAGCAGGTAATGACCCTGTTATAGTAGCACAATTTTTAGAAATTCCCATTACTTGGATTTATGAAACATCGGATAATGTAGATGAAGATTTTAATCCCTTCAACACAATTAATTCTTAAGGTAAAAAATGATTTTAAATAGTGCTCCGCAAGACCAAGCAGTATTAAGTAATGTCGGTGAGGTTGGTGAATTTCGCATTCGTAATAGTGCAAAGGCATTCAACATTTTAAGTTCAGGTTTGTATGCTAATAAGATTCGTGCCATCATCCGTGAACTTTCTTGTAATGCAGTTGATAGTCACGTAGCGGCAGGTAAAAGTGACACACCCTTTGATATTCATTTGCCTAATAGTTTAGAACCTTGGTTCAGCATACGTGATTATGGAACTGGATTATCACATACGCAAGTGCAAAATATCTATACAACATATTTTGAAAGTTCAAAAACAGGTAGTAATGAATTTATTGGTGCACTTGGCTTAGGTTCAAAGTCACCCTTTAGTTATACCGACAACTTTACGGTAACAGCAGTTCAAAATAATAAAAAAGGTATATATACTGCCTTTATTAATGAACAGGGTATACCTTCAATCGCATTGATGATGGAGGAAGAATCCTCTGATCCAAATGGAGTAGAGGTTAAATTTAGTGTCAACGACCGTTATGACTTTGATAAATTCCATCAAGAGGCGCGTAGTGTTTATAAATATTTCAAACAACGTCCGGTTGTAAGCGGTGCATCAAATTTTCAATTTATTGAACTTGAATATAAAGACAAAGATATTATACCAGGTGTACATCATACAAGTAGCAGTACCAGTTATGCATTAATGGGTAATATCGCTTATCCGATTGAGGTTCCAACAAGTGAAATTACTAAAGAAAATGAAATTTACAAACTGTTACGACATGGATTAGTAATTGAATTTAATATAGGTGATTTAGACTTCCAAGCAAGTCGTGAGGGTTTGAGTTATATCCCGCAAACTCTTAACAGTATCAAATCAAAGTTGGAAGAATTAAATAAACAATTGATTCTTTATATCGCAAAAGAGGCCAATACTATTACAAACAATTGGGAAAAAGCAATTTTCCTTGAAAATAAATCAAATACACATTTGTGGCAACAGGCTGTAAATCAGTATGTGATTGATAGCAAATTTCCATATTTGACTTACAATCAGGGTTGGAGTCGTATTCATACATTCAAACTAGATGAAAATGAACTAAAAGAAAAACACAATATAGTGTTGCGTGGTTTCAATAAAACACGGAGTTGTAATACTTGCTCCAATATTAAATCACGTAGTTCATCTACCCTTGTAAATGATAAAGCAGTATATAATTCTTACTTTGAAATTGTTATCAATTCTAATGTTAGATTTTCAATTAATGATACTAAAACAGGAAGTTTAGAACGTGTAAAATATCATGTTAAGGAAAGTGACATGATGAAAGGTAAGGATGGTCTAGCCAATTTAACTATGTTTATTATTGAGGCATATGATAAGACTAAACCGATTGATGTTGTTGGGTTCAAAAAAGTACTTGCTAATCCTCCTGAAAAATTATTTTTTAAGGCTAGTGAGTTTTTAGAAAAAGACCGTGCAGGTGGAATGGGTAAAAATGTAACTATCATGGAATTAACTGAGCGTGGTTCAGGTGGTTACTATCGCCGTGATGACATGGTTTGGCGTGATGCTGGTAAGGTCAGTAACTTTACTAATACTGAAACTTATTATTATTTGCCACTAAGTGGTTTTCAATCACTTGGTAAACATTCTGATGTTAAGGTTTTATATAATCAAATAACCAAATCAGGTCTTTTTATAGGCACAATTTATGGCGTAAGGAAAGGTGATATTGAGTTTATTAAAACCCAAAAGAATTGGGTCAACATTGATACACATATATCAGATATTTTAAACAAAATGGATAATAAAAATATCATGGGAATGGTGAAACAATCCATTGACATTGATAATTATATCAAGTATAATATTACAGATAAAGTAAGTGTTAATAGCCCGTTCAAAAAGTTGGTTGATGTATTCAAGGATGTAGTGGCTGTTGATGTACATAAACAAAATTATTTGCGTGAGTTGTGTAAAATCTATGATGTAAAGACTGGTATTAGTCCACAAGCAGTATTGGATAAGTACACATTGGAAGCAAATACAGTGAGAGAACGTTATCCATTATTACAAAGTATTGGATATAGTGTTAGTAGTAATGCAGTAGCAGAGTATATTAATTTAATTGACCAAAGTAAAGGAGTTTAAGATGT